TTACAAGTGCCATTAGTATAGGGCTTTATAGGTTATTTATACTGTATAAACACGGATAGTTGGAAGGATCTCCATTGAACCCGTTGCTGTCAAAGATACTGGTAATGTTATAGAGAACGTATTGTCACCTGTACGGGTAATCTTATATGTTCCATTTAATGATGTTGATGGATAACTACCAATAGCTGATGTGAATCTGATAAATCTCTCCATACCAGTTTGGAGATTATGTACAGCATTCATTGTTATGTTACAGGTGGTTCCTGTACTATTGAAGTTTCCTGATGTAGGTCCGTTAGCAAAACCAAATCCAGGAGCAGATCCTGTATATTTGAATCCTCTACCGTTAGTGGTAACTGTAAATGTCTCTGCGTTATAATCTACAGAACCATATAAGATTCTTTCACAACCCCATACTCCCTCAGTGCTATTCCAGTAAGGAAGTAGCAATTCACCGTTGGATGGGAATCCAATACCATTATTGTAGTATGCGTCAAGAACAGGAATAGTAGCAGTCTGCTGACCAATAGAACCAGTTAACTGTGTAGTGTATAAGAATACACCGTTAGAAACTGCTCTATCTCTCTGTGTTCTTTCTAAAGCGATTGGATGATATGGTGTGACAGAAGGAGGAGTATTGTAGTTAGAACCACCTTGTAGGTTCTTAATACCAATAACTCTACCACTACCAACTTCTATTTCAGTTTCAGCAAATGCTCCAGATCCACCTCCACCACTAAAGATTAGGAATGGAGCAACCTCATAGTTAGATCCTGCGTCAATAATATTGACTTGTACAACACGACCACCAACTACAGTAGCAGTAAAGGTAGCAATGTTAGGTCTTAGACCTGTATATTCATATGTATCTAATGAGGAGGAACTAGCAATAGTAGCAAGTCTTCTGATATCTCCCTCTGACTGTACTTTTAATAAATCGCCAGGATCAAGAGAGGAGAATGTATCCTCAATCACAATATCAAGATCAGAACCAGTGTAGATGTAAATTAATACCTCACTACCAGCTCTAGGTGGTTCACTAAACTCAAGAATAGATCCATCAAGAGTATAAGCAACTTCTGGTTCTTGATATACACCATTCAAGAACATCACAAGGTTGTTAGCAGGAATAACTTCAGTAGAATCTGATTCTAGTGAGAATGGTTGATCATTCTTCTTAAGTATGAATGTTTTCTTCGTACCGTTCATAAATGGTGCTATAGAATCCATGTCTTGTAACTGTCCCACATAGAAACAGTAGAAGTCCATATTACCTTTTGGTGCCTCAGTAAAGTTGATTGTAGATGGTGTGCCACTGTAACTATAAGAAGAACCTAACTCCTGTATGTGTGAGTTCAAGAATAATAGGAACCTATCGTTAGCAGGAAGTGTATATCCTGATCCACCTACAGTAGCAGGGAACGCAGTTGTGGTTCCATTAAATGTGACTGTCTGTACCTCAACTTGGAATGAGTTAATTACTGTACCTCCTACATCAGCAGGATCAACACCAAGTACATCTGTATTCTTATATCCATCTCCACCATTGACTAGAGATACACCTGTGACAGCACCTGTAGTTCTTGCCACTGGTGCGTTGAGTGTACCAGCTGCTGTGCTTGGACTACCACCTGATAGTGATAATGTAGGTGTGGATTGATATCCTGCTCCTGTCTCTTGTACAACTATTCTTTCTAGGTGTCTACCAATAATACCACTAGCAGTAGCAGTTACGGTGATTGTATCAGCGGGATTAGCAATAATTTCAATAGTAACATCAGCATATCCAAATCCAGCCTGATCAACTGTAATACCAGTGACTGCTCCACCACCTATAGTAGCAGTAGCAGAAGCGTTGAATCCAGTACGTGATGTAATTTTAACTGTTGGTGTGTTATTGTATCCTGCTCCTCCTTGTATAATTCCGATTGATTTGACAAAACCTCTTGGTGCCAACACTGGTACATACGCACCTTCTGTTGTTGGAGATCCACCTGATATAATGACTGTAGGAGCACTCTCATAACCATCACCATGATTACCAACTGTACGTGTGATACCATTGAAGTTACCTTGACTCAATGCTGTATATGCGAGATCCATCAAAGTATCAACAGTTGCTTGCTGAGGAGTACATGACTCACCAGCTCCATAACCATGCTTCACAGCACCTGTAGTAGCACTTAAGAATGTATGAGTATAATTACCACCTACTGTGATGGCATTGTTTAGAGATGATACGTAGGTATGGTCTGATGTATCAGAAGAGATACCAACGAATACTGATATTCTATCAATCTTAGAATCTACAATTTGTAATGGTTGATCGTATGCTCTATCTTTCTTCTGCTTCAATCCATTAGATGTAGCAGATACAAATGCGTGAGTTGTCTCGTTTGTAGATGGGAAGAAGTCTAATACCCTTACTCTGAAAGTATCATTAGTTACATTTCTAATCCTCAACCACTTACCTGATACTGGGTCAGTAGAACGTGGATATGTGTGATTAGTTGCGTTACCATCTTCGGCACATGTAAATGTCAATGAGTCATCGTCAAACTTAACATAGTCACCTGTTCTCATACTATGTCCTACTACAGTCACATCCATGTCACCGTAGGTTGGATCATATGTTGCGTCAGTAACTGTATGAGTAAGGATGTCTGTTCTAGGATATGGATGGTTAGTACCATTATTATCCAGATCACATGTAAATGTGATACCACCATCAGCAATCTTGATACTCTGTCCTCTAACCTTGACGTTATAAGATACAACACCCTTGAATATATGTGCTGTGGTGTTTGTGGATGGAGTAGCGTTTAATACTTGTACCTTGAATGTATTTCTAGTTACATCTGTGATAGGTGTCCACATCTCCGAGATAGGATCACTAGGTCTTGGATACGCATGGTCACTAGCATGACTATCTTGATCACATGTGAAGATGATAGAGTTGTCTGCTATCTTGATCTCGTCTGTATCTGTTAAATGATGATCCTCTATGGTAACTGTCATGATACCAGTAGTAGGATTGTAGTCAGCACTGTCAACTGTAAGTGTTCTTTGTGCTCTAAGTCCATGAGGTAGAACTACAGCACCAGTTGTAGCACTTACAAAGGTATGAGTGTGTCCACCACCACTTTGTACAGCATCAGTAGCAACGTAACCTGGCTTCCATCTATGTTGTGTAGTGTTAGATGATGTACCAACGTTTACAGTGATAGTATCATCAGTAACAGCAGTAATTGTTAGAGCATCTCCACTAGCAGGGTCACTAGGTCTTGGATATGAATGATCAGTCTGATAGAAGTCTAGTAAACATTGATATACAAGAGAATTATCTGTGATTGTTATGGTATCACCCACCTTAAGGATATGATTACCGATAGTTAACTCAGCAACACCTGTATTTGGATCGTAAGTAGAACCTGTTACTGTATGATTGACTAGAGGACTAGGTCCTACGTTAACTGTGATTGTATTAGTGTCTTTGGCAATGATTTTGAGTGCCTTATCATAGAATGGATCTTTTCCTAGTCTAGGATATGTCTTCTGGTCATTGTTACCATCCATTGAGCATGTAAATGTCAATGAGTTAGGTCTGAACATAATCTCTTCACCTATCACCATGCTATGTGAACCAATGTTCACTGTCATAGATCCAGTGTTAGCATTATATGTGGCAGCAGATACGTTGAACTGTGTATTGTAGACTTCCATGTCCATGATACCAGTTGTAGGTTCAAATGTAGCATCTGTGATCTGGTAGTTAACAGTAGGAGACTCTCCAACATACAATGTGATTGTAGTGCTTGTTCTAGAAACGATAGGAAGTGATTTCTGGTATGCCCAGTCAGTAGATCTAGGATATTTGTGATGTGTAACACTGCCATCCATAGCACACTTGAATGTCAATGACATATCATCAAGTTTTACTCTATCTCCTACCTGTAAGATATGATTTCCGATTGTCAACTCTACCTGACCAGATGTAGCAGTGTATACAGCGTTAGTTACATTAAATGTTAGAGCGTTGGTGCTCTCATATGCTGTGATTGTAGGATCTTTAAATTGTGATTTTGATGTAAGGTTAAGATGTGGATATGTCTCGAATGATTCTTGCTGTATTGCTTTTAATACCATCTGACGTGCTTCTTCAAACACATAGAGTGTCTCAGCTTCTTCACCCTGTACATGATTACCCACGAAGTACATGTTAAGTGTGTCATATAGAGTATGGTTACCACCAAATGCCACGTTAGTAGCAACTGCGTTCAATACATCTCTTGTATCAGACTTACACTGTTCATCACCTAGACCAGGTGAGTTAAATCCAGTAGGAGCAGTCCTTGTAAACGCACTCATGCTATTTGTGTCAACCGCAACCTCCACAATATTGAATAATGTATGAACTGTTGCTCTAGCACTAGCACACTGGTTATCAGATCTCGTGATACCACCATCATACTTCTGTACCTCACCATGATCACCTATCACATTGACTGATTCGTTTGCTATAACTTTTTGTGTAATCTTATCTGCTTCTCTAAAGGCATAGATTGTATGAATCTCCTCTCCTGCTACGTGGGCACCATCAACATAGTATTTCGCACCGTCATACACTTCACTGTTACCACCAAACTTAGCATTGATAGCAATAGCTTCTAATATATCTCTCACATCATCTACACAATCTTCATCATTACCTGTTGGTTCTACAAATAGAGTTGGTTCTGTCTTAGTGACATGTATCATCAAGTCAGTATTGATAGCAGTAATAATAATATCAACAAGCGTAGCGATAGTGGACTTAGCACTAGCACACCCGTCGTATACGTAAGTAACATCTTCAAAGTATTGTTCATAACCATGATCTCCTGCGACTGATACTGTTTCATTTAAAATTATTTTGTTCATCAGACCTTTCATCTGATTTACTGCTGCTATTGTCTGTTGCTCCTCACCATCTGTTACATTACCATACGCTGATGTGTAGTAGTAAGCAGCATCGTACACCTTATTATTAGCACCAAACAATAAGTTAAATGAGATTGCTTCCAAGATGTCCATAAGGTCATCTCTACAATCTTGTTCTGTATATCCTTGAGAATGTGTGTAACCAGGAAAATCAATAGTTTTAAAGAGATAGTATGCTTCCCATACAATGAAGTCTGCGTTTGCTCTGATTAGATTGTATGCGTCAAAATGTCTCTTGCTTGAGATAGTATATGGTATGTCAGCATGCATCCTATCCACTGCTTCTCTAGCAATGAAGTCTTTGTTCATCAAGATAAGGTTAGCTGCGTCTGCCACCTTATTATCTGTAGGTGTACCATACTTGTTCATGAGTCCTACAGCAATATCTGCTATGACTCCTGCGTTGTTATCAATCAGAGTTCTAGCATCACCAAATTTGTTATTTTGAACGATAGTAGCACTATCAAGGACATTTGTTACAATTATGTTACCAGTTGCCCCCGATCCGTCTGATAATTTGTTAATAAACGGAACGTTGTTGTATGTGCCTGCAGTATAGCCTGTACCTTGATATACACCGTCAGTTGTATTCAGTGCGGTGATAACATCTCCAAACTGATCTAACTGGAAGTTTGTAGATATATCAGATCTCTTGAAGTACATGATGATAACTGAAGAGTTTCTCATCGGTGCTTCTAAGAATGTAATCGTACTACCTGATACTGTGTATGATGTGGGGTTCTGTACAATACCATTGATAGTGACCATCAACTGATTTTTATTTGTAGGTGTTGTTGGTACGTTTCTAGTTCTTAACTGGAATGATGTGTTTTCGTCATTAAACTCAACTGTAAGTTGATGTTGTGAGTCTGTAGATAAAGCAGTGATATCTACAGCAGATCCACCTGATGTCTCAGATAGAGTAAATGTATCATCATCTATACGAGTTACATAATAATCTCCAACAGGTAGTCCTGTTAAGGTTGTACCCTCTCTAATATTTGGATAGTTACCTACATTCTGTGTTGGAATGTTGCCTGGATTATCAATAGCATCCCAAACGATCTGTGCTAGTACAGCTATAGCAGATTGTACGTCAGCACACCCTCCTGAGTCAACAGTGATTGTAGGATCATTAAACGGTAGTAAATTTTGTATTGCTTCTATGGCAAGATCTCTAGCATATTGAATAGCAGCAATAGTTTCTACAGTTTCACCAACAATGTAATCTATAACACCACCAACAACATAGGACTCAGCAGCATCTACGGAGAACTTATTACCACCATAACGTAAATCATTACACCAAGCAATAACAATAAGACGCAAGTCTCTAGCACACTTAGTAGCACTGTAATCTGGTTTCGTACCATCAGTTAGGTTAGGATAGTTTTGCTCTAACCATACTATTGTTGTATCAATGATATAATCTAAGTTACCTAGTATAAGATTACGAGCATCTTGATATCTGTCACCTTGTACAAGGTATGAAACTTTCTGACCTGTGATAAATCCATGATTAGTAAATGTAATCTGCTCATTTGATACATCTACAACATTACTATCTGTACCATCAAATGTAATAGTCCTTGTATTGATAGGATCTATCTTATCTACTACAGCAGATAGTATTTTTCTAACATCAAGTAATTGTTTACCAACAACCTGTATGTTAGTTGGAACTGTTGCTGTGTAATCTGGTTTACCAAGTACAAAGTTCTCAATACGAGATAACTTACCTGTGTTGGAGGCAGATGGTTTAGGTACAAAGAATGTTGTACCATTGAATGATACATTCTCATCACCAAATCTCTGTTCCCACCAATCATAAGTGTCTGGGTTAGATGGGTTGTAGTATGATCTACGTTGGTATCTCTTAAATGCTGACTGTGATACAACTTGTGTACCTAATACTTTAAATCCAGCTGGATGAGCAGAGTTCTTAAACTGATTCTTCCACTCTTTAATATTGATTGGTGAGTTGACAACATATGAGAACTCTTGATATCTGTCACTATCATATATACGCTGATCGTTAAGATCAAGTATACCAGTAGTACGCTTAAACTCAGCAGTAGCAGTGGCAATAGGTGATACAGTAAAGTTAGCGACTGATCTGTCAAAGTCATGTATCTCTCCAAAGGCATTTGATTGTAAACCGAAGACTGGTTGGTTAAGAGCAAACTCTCCTACTTCTACTTCTACAGATAATACTCTACCTTTAGAATCCCATGCTTTTACTATACCTTGAGCAGAGAATGAAGCTGTTGATGCACCTTGATATACCTTCTCTCCAATAGCAAATGATGCAGGAGTCATGGTTACAGTGATCTGATCACCTAAGTCTGTAGTGGTTAAGTTAAATGTTGCTGTTCCTCCACTACCAATAGAGGGTTGACCTGTAATGGTTATTCCTGCTCCATTCAAAGCATTTGCTAAAGTTGTTGCTAATTTAAGTTGATTGCTAGCAAGACCATTAGCAATGGTTGGGGAGATAGCATAATAGATTGTATTTGTTGCGAAAGGAGGAGGTAAAGTACCATCAATCTCCACTAACTCTACTTTTGTACCTACAGGTATCTTAGTATCATAAGGGAAGTTAAGTGTATTGTTAGATTGTAGAGGAACGAATGAGTGTGTGATTCTTGCTTGTACAGCAGGAGTAGATGAGTAACCTCTACCAGGATTTGCTATTGTAATTGCTTGAATAACTTCGTTGTCAATAATAGCATCCATAACTGCACCGCTTCCACCTCCACCAATGAGCTCGATGGTTGGTTTGGTAACGAATGATCCCCCACCGTTTGTAACAGTGAAGAAGTCAACGATTTGAGTTCTTGTGAGCTGTAGATTATAGTTTGTATTAACGCTTGGTTTGAGTGTTCTATCATGACTATAATTGTAAGTGATATTATCTCCACCAAGACTGATGATCTTACCAAGATCACTAGACTTGAGTAATATCGAAGCACCAGTACCAGTGCCCTGCTTAACTGTGATAATAGGAGGATTTTGGAATCTAGTTCCTGCGTTCTCAATAACAATAGAACTTACTGTCTCATCTGTAATTTCAGCACGTAGTACAGCATCAATACCTGTACCACCTGATATTATAATCTCAGGAGCAGATAAGAAACCTGATCCAGAGTTAGATACAACAACTTGATCAATAGAAGCATCTATAGTTGTAGAAGTCACCGCCTTACGTACGTAGTCAAGTGTTTCTACCTTGAGAACAAAATTATCTGATGAACTACCACCTGTAATATCTTCACCACGAATAGTAATAAGGTCACCTATGGAGTAGTTCGCACCACCAGCTAATACAGTAGCACTTATAACGTCTTGAGTAGACGCAGAGATGGTGACTTGTATTGATACTCCACTACCACCAGTAGGTGCTACAGATTCTTGTGATACAGTGTATGTGCCTGGTGTAAAGTTAGCAGAAGTATTCTGACTATTGATACTCAGTGTTGCTACACCACCGTAGAATGGATCATCAATAAAGATTTGTGGAGCAGTACGGTAATTACTACCTCCATTACCATTTATAGCTATGTTACTTATAGTTCCTATCTCAGGACCTGATGAAGGGACGATAGCAGCGACGTTTGCTTGCTCTCCTGATATTTCTGTAATCTTTGCTTGGTTTGATCCTGCGGATACCTTATTAGTATTGTTATTACCAGTGGTAAACATAATGAAACCACGAGTAGTAGCACCAACTAGGTTATTACGTAATGGTTGTACTCTTAGTGTAGATGTATTCGGATCCCAACTAATAACTTTACCTCTAGCAGTGTCACCGTCTAAAACTGACTTAGAAGCAATAACATCGCCAGGATTAAAGTCACCAAATATCTCATCCAATGTTAAATCTACAAAATCAGGCATAGAGCAGATAACAGATGGTGGGTTAGAACCGTTATAACCTATACCCGCATCAACAACAACTACGTCTTCTAGTTTACCTGAGATAGTAGCAAATGCTGTGGCACCACCACCTGATCTTTCTACACCTGTAAATTTAGGGAATGTAGAATAGTTTCTGCCAGGATCACCAATGTTAATACTAGCAATACCACCAGAAGGGAAGATAGAGTCAGTAGAATATGAAATTTTATTAGCAACTGTATAGTTGTTCTCTGGTTCTCTAGCAAGAATGAAATTAACTGTTGTTGTACTAGGAATTGAGGTAACTGTGTTTGCTCCTAAGAATGGATCATTAATTACACTAAGGTAACTACCATTAATAGAACCATTGATGTCAAAGTAGAATAATGTGCCAGGTACATCATCTAGAGATATAGTGATTGATATTTGCTCTCCTGTAACTGGATCGTTTTCCGTTCCAACAATGTTTTTATATGTGAATACATTGGTATTCTCTTTGTCAAAGGTAAACTCTAATCTCTTACCAGTATTAGATGAGTCTGTGGTGTTGAACTTGTAAAGATGACCATTGATGAGATCTAACTTAGGTTCTTTGACGTATACCTCACAGTTTGTAGTAATAGCAGTGTCTGTTATAATATCTACTGCTTTTTTGAATTGGAATCTTCTACCTGTGCTAATACCTGTAACAGTATGTGTGCCATCATAGTCTGATGGATTAGTTCCTGTTATTACTACCTCTTCTCCTATACTTAACTGATGAGCAGAACTACCTCTAGCGGTAAATTCTTGATTAATTTTATTAGGAGTAATATAGAATCCATTGACACCACCAATATCACTATTGTTGATAGGATCTAGCTGTTCATTATTATAATATCCACTACCCTCTTTTGTCAGTGTAACATCTGTTACCTCACCTGATGAACCAACAACAATAGTAAATTCAGCACCTTCTCCTGATGAGGCAGATGAGTTGGCAAGTGGAACTTTAGTATATGTTCCTTCTGTACCACCACTACCAGCCATCATTGACCATTCGTCTTGTACTATTCCACCAGTCTTTTTGACATTACCAATGTCTATGGAGAATCCTTGACCTGTGCCACCAATGTTGCTTATATTAGCAGTTAGCACATCACCATCTGTATAATTCTTTCCTGTATTCTGTATAGTGACAGATGTTACAGTATTACCAGTAACAGTGATATTAGCAGAAGCATTTGATCCTGTTCCTCCTATTAATGGGACATTGTTGTATGTCTGGTTAGTAAGTCCTGTACCGCCAGTAATCGTAATATTAGCTTGTTGTATCCTACCAGTTGAACTAATAATAAAATTAGTTAAATCAAAATATTTAAAGTGATATTTGTCGTTTATAATCTTAGTATCAATTTCACGAGTATACTGGTTATCACCAATCGAAATATCAACAGTATCACCAAGTTTCAAGAAATGATTATCAGATGTAGTGATAGTTCCTGTAATAATGTCTGTAGTCGAATCTACACCAAAAGAAAGACCAGAAGTCGTTGATCCAGAGATTCTAGAGATTCTAGCGGATACACCGCTTCCTCCAGTTCCTGTTTCATCGAATATAAGTCTATCGTTGACTTTGTAGTCAAATCCCGCACCTTCAATTAAGAATTGATCCAATCCACTTGAGAAGTACCTATTTGTCGCAGCAACGAATAATGAGTCGACAGAACCACCTTTAATGCCAGGAAAGTAGTCAAAGTAACCAATACCGACAGTTACGAATCCTATAAAGGAATTATCGTTTTCTAGGACTATTGGAGTTGTAGAATCCTCCATAGCGAGTATATACTCGATTGGATTGCCTTTATCCTTTCTTCTAACTAATGCTGTGTCTGTAGCAACATATGGGCGTTTATATCGAACTGCGTCTTCTGTAAAGTTTCTTTGAAGTCCATTTCCCTTCCAGTTGACATCATCTGCCTGTGAGTAGAAATCAGGACCTACAAAGTAGGGAAACTTCGGATTACCCGTTGTTCCGTCTAATGCTGTGAAATATGCGTACACTCCAAGTGGATATTCGGGAGTTACGCAGAATCTACCATTATACTGATCTAGATCACCCAATCCTTCGATATACTCATAATCTTCAATATATGTTCCCATCTTATCAATATCTTCCAAATCATTACCAACTAACGCATCTCTTTGACTTCTGATGCGATATGAGCTGATCATTTGCTTGATCTGGTTATATGGGTTTTTATTTTCTCTATCTGCGTATCCGTAAGGTCCATAGATCGGATGTCCGTCAAATGACCATGCTAAGATTGGTGAGTGCCTTGTTGGGTTTAATTCTGCGTATGTTGAGTCACTTACGTTATCTCCAAGTAAGAAACGTAACTTTTTAGGATTATACAAGTATCCGTACTCTCCACCGTATATTCCGAAGTTAGCACCCTTGATTGATACACCATTGTTGTCATCTGCGGTTTTTGGTGATACAAACAACGGATCTCCAACCTCATCCGCACTAGCAGCTAAGTTCTTTGTTAATAGTGGTAATTCAACTTGGAATGTAGCTCCAGAGCCAGGATACACAATATTAACAGTTGTCTTACCTGAAGTATATCCTATACCTCCATTAGTGACTGTAATACTGGTAACTTGCTGTGTACCAGAGTTTATGCTAGCAAACGCAACCGCACCGACTCCATCACCTGTAATAACAACATCAGGAGCACCATAGTAATTAGTACCACCAAATGTCAAGATAATAGAAACTATTCTGCCATTTACGATAGATGGGTAAGCAACAGCACCTGATCCAGACACTAGAGTGATATTTGGTCTTTCATTGTAGTTTGTGCCAGGATTTGTAATTTCTATACCTTCAGCTTCTAATCCACCACGAACAACTGCTGTAGCGGACGCACCACTACCTCCACCACCAGTTATGACCACTGTAGGCACAGAACTGTATCCAGAACCCGCAGCGGAGACGGATATAGCAGTTACTACTCCAGATGTGATTGTAGCAGTAGCAGATGCCTCAACATTAGGATCACCGCCAACAATACCGATTGTAGGAGGTGATGTGTAACCAGATCCACCATTATCTACGTTTACCGCAAATAGTGAACCAGATACACTTACAGTAGCTTCAGCAGACAGTCCTTCAAACTGCCAAAGGCAAGAACCGTCTTGTACTGGGTCTGGAGTTGTATGTGTTGGTTCAGTTCCTAATTCTGCGGTTTTACCGCTTCCTAAGTTCCTATATCTGTATCCTAGAGTATTTCTAATTCTTTGGTTAAGAAAATACGCTGTATCTTTTCTGTGAAGAGGTTCAAACTCTACAATCGGTGGATTAGTGATATCGTATCCAGATCCTGCGTTTATAACAGTAATATCTTTTACTCCACCAAATAATTTTGTTTCCTGCGATTTATATGAGAAAAACGGTACACCATTTACACCAATACCAATTTGACCTACAGGAGTCGGTGTTTTGATAGATTTAGTGGTTGTTTCTAGTGGTATGCGTTTTAGATATCTCTGGTTGCCAGGATCTAAGTCTGATGAGTCAAAAGGTCCTATTTCGTGACCAGGCACACCTGATGACGCAACTATTGCGTGTTCTGTAGATCTGTAAACATTTTGTACGTCAGATGGTGTATCTTGTAATCCTAGACGTATAGATGTGTCAGATGACGTAGATTTCGCAAATTCACGTGTAACTAGGAATGGTACGTCCACACCACGGATAGGAGTGCTAGGAATTAGAATACTAAACTCTGTAGGACTACTTACACCTCTCACAGTAAAAGATGTGTTGTATACATCTTCTGGAGCGTTCAATATGACTACTTTGTCCTCACGCTTCAATCCATGTAACTGTTCAGTCGTAATATTAGCTACAACACTGCCATCTGGGTTTGGAGTGTCCAATACTAGCAAAGTTCCGTTAAGTAACTTCTTTACATTGTATACGAAGCTTTCCCAGATAGGTTCTAACGCATCAAAGCCAGGTTCTGAAGGTGTAGTGACTTTTGAGTCCTGTAGATAGTATTTTCCGCCACTCTCAATAGATATTCCTCTTGTACCGCCAAATACCTTCAAACTAATCTTAGATCCGTCTCTATTGCTCTTTCCAAAGATTTCATAGGAGGAAGTAACCTCAGATCCCGCAATATGAGGAGCAGAAACCGTATCTTGTCTCGCACGGGTACATCCTAAGAACTGGGTAACTGTTTTATCCGTATAATTGATAATTTCATCATCTATACGAATAGAGCCGTATAGTTCAGGCCATCCAATAGTAGAATCGACAGTTATGACATTATCCGTCAAATTGGAGCTTAGATCTTCTGCTAAAAGTGTTTTATACGGAGTTGTGAAACTTCCATCTCCATTTTCCGTATCTACATCCAACTCATAGATCTTTCCGTCTTCAGTAAACACCTCAACTACGGATTTTACGTATATACGTGCGGAATTGACATTTGGGTCGTTAGGATCGTTCTCTTGGAATAATACTTCACCTGTAAGTTCTACAGGGTTACCAGATATTGCTGTAGCACGAATAATCTCCCTTACCGTGTAAAATGCGTCACTAGGTTTGAAGATTCTGTCTTTGGGGTACTCGATTACTGACTCTACACCAAAGAGCACTCTCATCAAGTACTTAAATGACCTTGATGTACCTTTAGCTGCGTAAAAGTCCTTTAATCTCTTTGTAACTGTTGATTGTTGTATCTCAGGAGCAAACTTACTTGGGAAGGACTCGGCAAACTGGTCTCTGAACCTCTGTAGCAAGAATAGAGGTAAAAGGTTGTTAAGGTTGACTACTGTAGACCCAAAATTATGATAAGCGGGTACAGAAGTAGTAAAGGTATATTCTCTAAGTGTACCTACCTTAGTAGTAGCATGAAAACCTCTAACACAGTCTTTAAATTGTGTTTGTGATTTACTTTTGTAGTATATGATCTCTTCGTCTATCATTAAGAGACCTTCTTTTGGAAAATCTCTAGTATTACCTACGTCTATGACTGTAGCATCAGAAGCTATCCCAGAGGACGCTGTAGTCGACTCTACGAGGTCGTTAAGACGGTCTATGTTATAATATTCATCTAGGTTCTGTATTATATCAACTGGGTTACCTTTTAGTTCCAGTGATTTGAAGTAATATTTTACAAATTGAATAAAGTCAGGATAATCCTCTTGGATGAACTGAGGCATTTGCTCCTCAAGTCTATCCGATACTTTAGATTTGGATTCTGGCGAAACTGAAGCATCAATCGGGTCAACTGTAACCTCAGTTTGAGGTGTAACCCACGACGCAACCTTCCACGACGATTGTTCAGCTGGCATTGCTAACTATAACTTGATTCTGGTACCACACCTGTTCCACTGGTATTACTACCACTAGAAATCTCATCATCAAGAACATTTACGACTAGATTATCTATACCTAATGTCAGATAGGTCTCTCTAAGAGAAACTATGTCATTAGATTCTGGAACTACAGCAAACTGTATGATTTTGTCAATAGAATTGACTACTTCACTAATTACCAAGTCGTTAATGGTAATCTCTCCCATAGTATAGTCGATAGTTCCCCAGTTACCACCAATATACTGTTTTGAACCATCTGAGTTCACATAATAAAGACGGATCGTTCCTAATCCATCATCATTCAAGTAATAAACTTGATTTCCTCCGTCAGCACGTTTGAAACCGTTAGTTTCCAAAGTTGGTGTATCTAGCTGAGCGTTAATTCTGTTTCCAAAGCAAATCTTGTAATTGAATCTCTGATTTAGAGAGACAGGTACGTTTTTACGCATTTTTACTTTGGTAATATTAGATGTGATGCTTGGTTCCGCATCATCAATAATTTTACCAACTTTAGAATACTTAAACTTACCTCCAAACTTGTTAAACTCAGCGGAAGCGTTCAAAGTTTCCATTGTTCTGAAAATTATCTGTTTTATATCTTCCTGTGACCTTCTAGATTTATTTGGATTGAAATAAACGAAGGAAACAAGGTCAATATACAGAACCGATGGATCCATGATCTTTGGCTCGACTGCCCCTACAGAATAAGAACGAATTTTCTTCGCTACCGCGTCTTTTTCTGATATAGAAAGACGATCTGCGTTTTTAGGTTTGATAACAACGATTACTTTACCGTATTCTGGTGGATCCGCTTCTTCACCACCAAAAGCAACGATAGATTGGACGTTGGGGTAGATCTGAGGAATGATTGCTTCATAGTCCTTAGTAGTTACTGCTCTACCAAAGGCAGAATAGAACTTAGGAGCAGAATACTTGATAGCATCAATCGTTTCTGGACTAGCACCACCATCAGGGGGCACATCTAAGGTCAAAGTGATACCAGAAGTAATAGGAGCGTTCCTAGAGTCCTTCACAGTACCCGCAAATGAGTATCCAGTCAATCCATTAGGTCCTACTCCAATAGATGTAGGGTAAGTAGCTTCAATTACGTCACCATTGACTAATGCCTCTCCTAGAATACCATCACCAAAGATCAACTCAGGTCTTCTAGTCTCTGATTCCTCTAAAAAGAAGATTTTACTAATATTGCTTATTGATGTTATGTCTGTTGCTTCCAAATATGCATCAGTGATAGTTCCACGTGATACTTCTACAGTCATAGCTGAAGTATCGGCATTTAAGTTGCCTAGTATGAACCTTTGTCTTTCTGATTCAGTCTTTACGAAAGTATCAGTGATGAATATTCCTTCAAATGCTACTACATCGTTGAATGTTGCTTTACCGTCAAGTGTATTGACTGATACGATTAAATCTTTGGGTATGGAGAACACATAGTTCTCTCCATTCTCTCCTGTAAAGGATGTGAAGACACCTTTGTTGATTTGTACTGCTTCTGGGTAACCTCTACCATTGGTTCCAGTTCCATATACAGTCTGTACGACCACTGTAAAGGTCGCACGGGCACTTCTAGCACTCCTTGGGGTATATCCTATCAGTTTAGCTAACTTTACTACGTTTTCTCTTAGAACCGCAGTGTCTAAGAAGTTTTCATTAATCGCTAGGTTAGCATTAACAGCTGAATAGTAAGTATTATAAGCAAGTACGTCTAATAAGGTTGATAAAGAAGATCCCTCGAAGTCATAATCCGAAAATTCTGTCTGTCCTTGTAGATACTCTTTTAATTGTGCCTTAATCTCATTAAATTCTAACGAGTTGACTTGGGTAAGTGCCATTATCGTTTCAGTATAACTTCTAGGTTGTCAATAACGTTAGGTAGACCTGTAATTAGATAATAAATCTCAACTCTCATGTCATTGTCCCTTTCGATGAACTCTGACTTGACATCATAGCAAACCACACGTGGTTCGTATTGGTTGATACAGTTTTTTATCTGTGCTTCTACTACAGCACTCTGCCCACTCTGATATAACTCGAACAAAGCACCAATAATATTCCCACCGTAGTTAGGAAGGAATGGTTTCTCATAAAAGTTGTATCGAACTATGTTCTTTACAGATTCTTTGATTGCTTCTTCGTTTTTTAAAGTGTTAACATCGTTTGTAATTGGATTTCGTCTAAAAGTAAGATCAAAATCCTTAAACGCACGACTTGGTAAAGCACCTCGTGCCATAGTATACCTACGTATTCGACCTAGAAGTTATTTAGACACGTTTTAACAACTTATCTGATCTAGGATCTGTT